GGGGCTGGCTCTGCCTCAAGTTCCTTGACGCGCTTCTCCAAGGCGTCGCGTTCGCCGGCCAGCTTGGCGACCTCGGACTTGACCAGATCAAGTTCGGCGGACACCTTTGCCAGCGCTTCGCCATCAGCGGCGGTAGCCTTCTGGACATCGCCAGCGGCAGCGCCCTTGTCGGCCAGCGCTTCGGCGGATTCTTCCTTGACCATCGCGGCCAGCAACTTCAAGCCGGCAGCGAGCCAGTCCTTGATCTTGCCGGGCAGGGCGGAATCGTCGCCTTCATATTCTGATTCCCACGCCGTGTCCTCTTGCAGATACTGGACGGAGGCGAGCAGTTCGGCGAAGCGGGCAACGCCGTAGAGGCCTTTCGCCACTTCGCCGCCTTCGCTGGCCTTGGCCGCATCGCCTTCGCCAACCCCATCGCCGCCAGCGTTGGCCGGCGGGTCATTGGGGGCCGCTTCCTGCTGGCGGTGGTTGTCAATTTCGGCTTTCGCCAGTTCAATCAGGCGTTCGGGGCTGATTTCGCCCTTGTTCAGCATTTCGGCCAGCGCATCGACTGCGCTGATGCCGTCGCCGTTCGGGCTTTCGATACCTTCGGCCTTGTAGCAGGTGAAGACCGCTTCCGGGTTGGCAGGGCGATCCACAAGGCTGACCTCGACCAGCTTCAAGCCCTTGATGATCGACTTGTTCAGTTCGTCGCGCGCTGTGACCTTGCCGCCGATGCTGAACCCCTTATAAACGCCTGTTTCGATCTTCTTGACGGCAATCGGATCGACCACATGCGCGCCAAAGTAGGTTCGCCCGTCGTCCTCGACATTGGCTTCAATGGCTGTACCGGCAGCAAGCGGCTGGTGCATTTCGCGCACCGCGCCGAATTTCATGTAATCAGGCAGCGCGGCCTTCATGGCGTCGGCGGTGATGGTTTCGCCGTCGGAATCGACCGCTTCGCTGCTGGCATAGCCCCATACCTTGATGGTGCCGTCGTCCTGCGCCTCGGTCTTGCTGATCTCTGCGTAAATTTTCATGGTTGGTTGCCCTCGATTTCCTCCCCGGCTGGGGCGGTGGGTTGCTGGGTGGCCTGCGCCAAATCGGCGCGCTGCTCCTTGGTTAAAGGTTCCCGGCCAAGGTCAGCGCGGATTTCGTCGGGGTGCAGCACTTTGGACGCGACATAAATCTGGTTGATCTTCGCCTGCGTCAGCGGGTCGATTGCATCTTCTTCGGCCCATGCGAACTCGATGTCCGACGCTTTGAAGTAGCGCTGGATAATCAGATCGACCAGCCCCTTGACCCAATCCTGCAACGGGGCAAGCCCTTCGGCGATTGACTGGTTCCGGGCCGTTTCCGCCGTGCTGCGATTGACCTGCTTGATGAACGGCGTCGGCTCGATGCTGAACGCGAAGCAGACGATCCGGGCCAGCCATTCGTCGTATTCGTCTTTCAGCGCGCCTTCCTTGGTGGGCCGGTAGGTCACGCCGTCAGGGATGAATTTCAGGTGCCGGCGGGCCGCCGTGTCGCCTTCCAGCAGGCTGTCCCAATACTCCTGAAACTGCCTGATCTGCTCGGGCTGCCATTCGGCGGGAACGCTTGCCAGCGCCTCGGGAACATTGCCCTCGGTGTAGAACTGCAACTGATGAACCTGCCGGCGTATGGCGATATTCACCGTGACGATGATCTGCTCGACCGGGCTGTAACCATAGACCTTGTGGGTGCGCAGGTTGCGGGGCCGGTAGATCAGTTCTTCGCGGGTGTAATCGACCGCCGGCATGCCCTTCAAGACCTGCTGATAGGCAGGGTCGGGCGGAAGCGGCGTGCGGCCTGTGGCGTCCAGTACCCGCTTGATCGTCGCCCCATCGACCGGCTCAAGGGCATAGAGGCCGCCGCCGCGCGTCATGCGCGGGTAAGCCGTCGGGGCGTCGATAACAAGCAAGTCCTCGATCAGCATCCGCAGCCATTCGTCCCACGTATGTTCGCGGTCGGGCATGTTGAAGAAGGCTTCGATCTCGGCACAGCGCTTGTCGGGCTGGGACTTCTTGTCCTTTGGCTTGATCTTCCAGCGCAGCTTCGACATCTGATCCTTGCGCGTTTCGATCACCAGCCGCAGCAGGTCGTAGCTTTCAGCTAGCGCCCGCATCTGCGTGAACGTGACCGCTTCGCCTTCGCGGGGCCGCACGCGGGCATTCGATAGCACCGGGAAGTCGAATTGACGACCGACGGCCTGTTCCTGCGCCACGGCAGGGAGCGGGTCGCCGGGGCCGAACCATTCCGGCTTTTGACCGGTCAGTCCGTAGCGAACGCCCGCCACCATGCGGGCAATGACGCCCGGCTCGATAGGGGTTTTTGTTGCCATCAATTCGCCTTCTGTTGTTTCGCTGCTTGCGCTGCCTCGGCTTGCTGACGAAGCATTTCCAGCATCCCGAATGTGTTGGTGTTGAGCGCCGAGAAGGCGTCCGAAAGTGCGTCGATCTGGTCGTCGTGCGCCCCATTGGGAAACAGCCGCATTTCAGCCACCAGCGCGTCGTTCCAGGGCGCGCGGAGCATCATCACGTTGCCGACGTTGGTCTGCGCGGCGAACGGTTCGGCCCGCGTGATCTTGTCGCCAGTGACCGGGGCTGACGTGACCGGGAAGCCGGCCAGTTGCTTCGTCAGGTAGGACACTTGCGACTTGCCGGCCTGCCCGGGGTCTTGCGGAATCTTCACCCGGCAGGTGGTGCCGTCGCGCTTGGCGGTATTGACCAGCGCTGATTCGACTTCCTCCGGGCCGCCGCGCATCCGGTTCATGTCGGCGATGATCCAGCGCCCGGTCGGAGTGATGCCCAGCTTGCCGCCAGCCGTCCAGTCGGGGTCTTTCCCAGGCGTCGGGTCGGTGGCTGCTAAGTCCCAAGCCCGCACGAAGCGGGTGCCAGCCGGGACAGCCTCAACCACCTCGATCTTGTCGGGCTTGAAGATGTTGCCTTCCGGCGGGGCCGGGGCTTGCTGGTACTGCCCCGCGAAGGTGTAGGGCGCTGCCGTCTGCATCCGGCGCAGTTCGTCGGCGGGGTGCTTCTCAGGCCACAGCGCCGTTCCGTCAGATTGCAGCGCTGGCAGGCAGATATGCTCCCAGTCCTCGCCATTGCCGCCGGCCAGCAGCCAGCCCGCCAAATCCCGTTCATGCAGGCGCTGCATGATGAGGATGATCGGCGTGTTCGGCGCGTTCTTCCGGCTCTCAAGCGTGTTCTGGAACCAATCGATGACGCCCTCGCGTATGACATCAGATCGGGCCTCGTCGGCTTTGTGCGGGTCGTCGATGATGATCGCGCCGCCGAAGCCGGGCCGGTGCTTGCCTGCGCCGTAGCCGGTGATCGTGCCGCCCGCGCCGACTGCATAGACGCAGCCGCCGGCAGTCGTCCGCCATTCGTCCTTCGCTTGGCTGTCCTGCCGCAACGCTACCGCCGGAAAGATTTCCCGGTAGTCATGCGACTGGACAAGCTCGCGGGCCTGCCACGCATTGTTGCCGGCGAGGCGGCCCGAATAGCTGGTGTGGATGAACTCGGCGTCAGGAACCTTCCCCAGCGCCCACGAAATGAAGTTGATCACCGCGATCTCGGTTTTCGAGTAGCGCGGCGGCACGTTGATGATGAGGCGCTTGCATTCGCCCCTGAAAACCCGCATCAGTGCGTCACAGATGGCTTTGTGGTGCTGGCCCCTGATCCACTTGAAGCCCTTGCGCTGCGCGAACATCCAGCGCGAAAAGAAATAGAGGTCGGCCTGCGCCATTTGCACAGCCGCAAAACGCTCTTTCGGGCTGAACTGGCGCACGGTCTAAACCTCGTCGGCGATATTCTTGGCGATCTCCCTGAACTCGGCAGTGGTGATGCTGTGCTTCTGGATCGGGCCGCCGTCCTTGCCGGTAACTTCCAGCCGGTCAGTTTCCTTCCAGCGGGCGCGCGTTTTCAGCCAGAAGATCGCCGCTGTCACTGCCCCTTGGCCGGTGCCTTGTGTGGCGTGCCGGTAGAGGCTTTCGGCGACTTTGCTGTTGGCGATGATCTCGCCGGTATCAAGCTCGTCGCGGAAGTGCTTGCGGAGCGTCTTGCCATCGACCGGCTTGTTCGTCGTCGGGTTGATGACGATCTTGCAAATTTCGTCCTCGGGGATGCCGTAGCCGGCCATCGCCTTGACCATCTTGCGGTGATCGGCGGTCGGGATAAAAGGTTTTCGTCCTGCCATGTTTTCTCCTGTTCTGAACTCGACACCCGGTCACGATTGGCTAGAGTCCAGAGCGACCAACGACAACCAGGAGGAAGCATGGCAACCGCTCAAACAGCCCCGCGCAGCAAGGCATCAATCGTCCGCGAACACATGGCCGCCGGGCGCTGGCAGGAAGCCATCCGCATCGCTGCGCGCTTCCCACAGCTTGGCGATCAGCGTGGCGCAATCCTTGACGCGCACACCGCCTACACCAACCCGCGATTCATGGTTCAGATCGGCAAAGACATCGAAGCCATGAAGGACGGGGGCCGGTCAGCCCTCGTCGCCCGCTTCGGGGAATAAGTCCTCGCCGACTTCCACATCGCCGCACGCGGCAACGGCTTTCTTCGGGTCGCCCTTGCAGAACACAAGAATGTTCTGGTGCGTTTTCCCCAGCTTGCGGCTGACGCTGAACTGCTTCCCGGCCCGGATTGGCAGGCTGCCAACCATCGTGATCAAAATGGCCTCGTTGTAGTAGTCCAGCCCGGCGTCGCGGAACGCCTGCACGGTATCGCCCACGAAGTCGTAGTAAGCGCCGCGCTTGTCGCGCACCTCGCCCACCACGAAGGCGGCGAAGCGGTCTTGTTTCAGCAGGCTGCACGCCCGCTTGATGATCTCGAAGTAGGCTGCGCGGAACTCGGCGTAGGCCAGCGTCGAAAGGTCGTCCGGGTTGTCCGAATAGACCTCAAGATCAGCATACGGCGGGCAGGAAAACACGAAGTCGGCCTGCACGCCCTTGCAGGTCTGGTCGATGTGCCGGCTGTCGCCGCAATGCCAGACCGGCGGGAACTGATCGTCAGCACAAAGCTCGTCACCTTGGCTGCGGTTCGCTTCGACCTGCTCGGCGCGTAGGTCGCCGCCGACGTATTGCCGACCCAGCTTGGAGGCCACAATGCCGCGCACGCTGCCGCCAGCGAAGGGGTCGATGATCGTGCCGCCCGGCGGGCTGAACCAGCGGTAGGCCAGTTCGCACAGCACCGGGTCGAAGATGCTTGTCCCGTTCATTTCCTCGCGGCCATACTTTTCGCCGATGCCGGTTTCAAGGCACTTGCCGTAGTTCGATTTCTCGGCGTCCGTCTTGCCGCCCTTGCGGGCCGGTATCTTGGCCGTGTCGCTGAATCCCAGCGCGTTGTCGCCCCGGCCAAGCTCGGAGCGGATGCCGATGCCGATCCACGCATTCTTGCGCGACTGCCACCAGCCCTCGCGGGCATTCAGGACGCTGAACGGGGCAACCATGAAGCGCGCGGCCAAGCTGCCATCACCGCCGCTTTCGTCGCCGCCTGACCCCTCGCCAGCCCCTTCCAGGGGGAGCAGTTCGGCCAGTTCGTCGCCGTTGAAGCCGATCAGGTCAAGGTCGAAACCATCGTCTCGCAGTTCGCCAAGCTCAAGCGCCAGCAGTTCGGTGTCCCAGCCGGCATTCAGCGCCAGCTTGTTGTCGGCGAGGATGTAGGCCCGCTTCTGCGCCTCGGTCATGTGCGCCAG